TGGGCGTTACTTAGTGCTGACAGATGGTTCAACCGACATCGGCAATCATTTGAGCTACTGGAGCAGGACGGCGGAAAGCTGGTCAACAAAAGATGCTGGCATAGCGTACTGGCGACCCATCGGCCCGCTGCCGGGAGGGGAGTGATGGACAGCCGTGAATTCATACTGAAAATGTTCAGGTTATTTTGCATAACTGCGGTGTTTATCACGATCATCATCATGTCGGCTTTTCAGGGGAAGTGAGATATGGCTGGCTACGACGAAGACGGCAGTGATTCAAAGTGGGTGATCGCAGGCCTCAAGGCGCAGATAGCCGATCTGGAGGACTCTTTGGTCGAAGTAATCAGGCATCATGGATACATCGGTGACATATCGCCAAAGGCCTCAAGTATCGTGGCCATGGCTCTGCATAAAGTAAACGCACGGTCACCCCAAGAGGAGTAAGGTGACCGTGCGCCGACCGGGTTCCCCAGTCCCGGCTGCATCATACCAAGCCACAGGGTGGAATGCTTTCCGATCTCCCGTGCGGAGGGCAACAGTAAACCGGGAGGAGTGAAGGAGGCAGCCTTCGACATGGGTGGAATTCATTAAGGGCATCTTTTCGCAATTTAGAATGCCTTTTCTGTTTCCCGCAGACTTAGCGGCACCGGGGTGCAAGCCCCCGGCTGCGGGATGTTTTCTTGGGTTTTATTTACTGGGGATTGAATCATGGAAGATGTGAAGCGTTGTTTGGCCTATCTCAAGCGGTTCATTGCCAAGGATCAAGTCACTGAACTGCGTGCATTTGGGGACAAGACTTATCTGGGATTCTTTGATGGCGACCATTTGGAGGAAATGGCCAAGTGCGCAGTGGAACTCCAAATGAGTTGCCGGGGCGTGTACTTTGTGCCAAACCCGATCAGGCCCGAATTGCTGGAGCGCAGCAAAAACAAGGTGACCATCGCCAAGGCCGGTATGGGCACCACCGATGCGGACATCCTGAAGCGTGAATGGCTTCTGGTGGATGTTGACCCGGTCAGGCCTGCTGATTCAAACGCAAGCGAAGACGAGCGCAATGCAGCGTGGAATGTGGCCCTGTCCGTGTATGGCTCCATGGACGATTCGGCGGTGTGCGGCCCGATCATGGGCTTTTCAGGGAATGGCTGGCACCTGTGCTACCCCATCGACATGCCCAACGACGATACATCGAAAGCAATATGTCAGAGTGTTTTGTACGGCCTGAACCAGCGGTACGGCAACGACAAGGCCAAGGTGGATGTCAAGACATTCAACGCCTCAAGAATCTGGAAACTGTACGGCACGGTGGCACGCAAGGGCGAGTCAACCGACGAAAGGCCTCACAGGTCATCCTTTCTGGTGCCGTACAGCGACAGCCTGTGCGTGCTGCGACCGGATGATGACATACGGTCGTATCGCACGGAAAACACCAAGGCGTGCGCAGCCTTGCTCTCCCTCTGGAAGGCCCAAGACGAGGCACGGGCACGGGTGGAGCGTGATTACCAGATGGTGGACAAGGTTCGCAGGGCAATCGCTTACCTAGACAAAATCCCACCGGCAATCAGCGGCCAGAACGGCCACAGCGCAACCTACCATGTCGCCTGCATCCTGATCGAGGGGTTCGACCTGACACAGGACGAGGCTCTGGAGGCAATCAAGGGCTGGAACTCCCGGTGTGTGCCGCCATGGTCTGACAAGGAACTGGCGCACAAGTTCAGGGACGCTGCCAAGAATGCCACAAACCGTGGCCACCTGTTGAACCAAAGTCAACCACAAAGTTCCGGGTTGCAACCGGAACTTGCGCGAGCCCCGGAATCTCAAGACGAAAACGAGCCGGATGCCACCGCAGCCGACATCAAGGCGGCAAACATGTCAACACGCTGGGCGTGGAAGGGCTGGATACAGCTGGGCGCAACCACATGCCTTGCCGCAGAACCGGGCGTGGGCAAGACCCGGTTTTCCATGGATTTGGCCAAGCGCATCTACCATGGCCTGCCATGGCCTGATGGTGAGCCTGCAACATTCGACAAGGGCACCAAGACCCTGTGGATTCCGGCAGACGGCCAGTACGCCGAAATGAGCGATGTTCCAGAGCAGATGGGCATCCCGCTGGATGCGGTGGTAATGAACGCCAGAAAATCCAATCCGTTCACAGGCACCAACCTCGACAAGCCTGAACAGTTGCGTGATCTGGAACGCCGGATCATGCGGGTGAAGCCTGCGCTGGTGTTCATCGACACTGTGGGCATGGTGACCGACAAGGCCACCTACCGCCCGGAGGATGCCAAGCAGGTCTTCAAGCCGTTTGCGGAGATTGCCCAGCGCACCGGGGTGGGGATGATCCTTGTCACCCACCTGTCCAAAGGCGGCGAGGCACTGGGCAGGCGCATCGTGGGCGCAACCCGTCAGGTGATCAAGTTGTGCAAGCCCGATACATCCGAAGAGAACAGAAGAAGGCTTTGGGTCGATAAGACTAGCAGTCTGAAGCCACCGGCACTTGGCGTGACAATGAAAGAAGATGGTAACGATTACGACCAGAACCCGCCCGAACTGGTAGGGGATGTTTCCGGTAGCGGCCCAAATGGCGGCACGGGCAACATGATGCCCAAGGCCACCGCATGGCTCAAAGAGATGCTGGAAAGTGGCCCAAAGCCGATTGCCCAACTAACCAAGGATGCGGCGGCAAATCACCGGATACCCTCCAAGGTCTTGTTCGATGCCTTGGACAACATGGGCGCAGAGCGGTACACCGACGAAAACGACAAGCGTTGGGTTAGGCTGTCTGAGTAGTCTGCACGATGTACACTAGTACGGTTTACGGAGCGTCCCTACAGTATTTTTAAACCGTACTAGTGTACTAGGCGTGTGTTTTAACAAAAGATAGTGTCTAGTACATTAGTACGGTTTACGGACACTATATACCCCCTGTTAAACCGTACTAGTGTACTGGGCTTTGGAGGCGGTTATGAGAGCTAGGAGGACAACATGGGACGGGAGCGGAATTCACGGGGAAAGGCAGCGTCAGGCAAAGGAGGCAATTGTCGTGTACATGCTCGACAACCGGACTTGTTTGATGATCGACCTGCGGAGGCACCTGACACAATTGGGGTTCAGCGCACCGTCGATATACCGAGCCATTCGGCACCTAGAAGGCGAGAGGTGGATACTTCGGAAGAGCGACCCGACAGCCAAGCGCATTATCGTGGAGAGCCTCCTGTGATCCGGCACCCGGCAGAAGCGCAGTTGTATTTGCAATACAAAGGGATTACATTCTCCCGCCAAGGGAACATCTTGCTTGCATCACCGGCTGAACTCATAGGCGAATTTGACCGGGAACTGATCAGGTACTACAAACCGGAGATTTTGCTGACATTATGGTGCAACGAGGTGTTCCCCTGATGGCGCAAGAAAAAAAGGTGACCTGTATCAGTTGCGGCAGGTACAGGGTTCACTTTGAGCGTGGGTGCTGTCAGCCGTGTTTCAAGCGCAGGGCGCACGCCAAAGGGCCAAAGGGCGTTCCAACCCCGTGTGACCATTGCATCGTCGGCCAAGGTTGGACTAAACGCCGTAGACTGTGCGACGATTGCTGGAAGGTAAAAGCCGTGCGTGAATTTTACGGGGGCAAGGATGGGCTTGTGGAAGCTGACAGGCTCAAAGAGTCGCCCTTACCCAAAAGGCATTCCACGGCTGATCCCGGCAGCGAGGAAAAAATCGCCATCCTTGCGGAGCGTTATGCCAGAGGGGAATCCCTGCATCATCCCGAAGACAAGAAAATCCCGTATTCCCCAGCCGGTTTCGGGATGTTTGTCGGAAAGGACAGGATCATCTGACATGAAGGCGTGGACGGTCGATCTCATTGGGATGCCGCCGTCAGTCAACCGAATCTGGAGGTATGCTCGATCCGGGCGTGCGTTCAAAACCGCCATCTACAACCGATGGCTGAAATTCAACACCGAATTGCTGAAGCTGACCTTTTCTGGAAAGCGTTTCCCAAGCGACCGCTGCGAGGTTCTCATCGAGATCATCGGCGGCAAGGGATGGTCGATGGCAAGAGACATCGACAATTGCATCAAGGCCACACTGGATTTGCTTGTCACGACAGGAACGATTGCCGACGATAACTGCCGCATCGTCAGGCGCATCGCCATCACCTACAGCGACCCGGTCAAGAAAAAAGACCCTGCGATTTGCCGGGTGACCATGATCCCCGCTGTGTGAGGTGATGGTGTGGAAGAACCAAGTTACTGGTACTCCAAGGCACGCAATTGTGTGATCAAGGCCTTCACGGCTTTTGGTCAAAAACTTGCCACAAAAAAACACACGGATTCAGTCCGGCGTGATCGTGAATTCTGCGAGTTTGTGTACAGCCTGCGCCGTGACATCCTCCATTTTTCCAAGGGCATGGCAGACCACACGGAAGAGACTGAAACCCTGCTGATGACGGTGGTGGATGTCGCACACGCATTTCTGGAAGGCAAATCGTCACAGACCGAGTTGGAGCAAATCCTGAAAAGTGCGGATATGTTCCTTGACTCGCCGGAATTCGATCATTTCACCGTAGAACCAGAATGGCCTGATGGCCCCGGAACCATGGAAGGTGTGTGTGGCATATGCGGCGGTGAAAAGCCTGTGCGTTGGCTTGTCGATCCAAAGCGACCAAAGGCCGATGTGCGTGACCGTGACCCGTGGTGTATGCGGTGCTATTCCGAAAGGGGCGAGGCATGAAGCGTGCAGAATGGTCAGTTCGCAAGACGGACGATAAGGTCTACAGGATCGATTACAAATTCAAAAAATGGTCACAGGAAATACCGGGCCTTTTGTGCCTGACTGATCTGCACTGGGACTCCCAGCAGTGTGACAGGGTGACACTGAAGGCGCATCTGGACATGGCGTTGGAGGAAAAAATCCCGGTCATTATCGGCGGTGATTTGTTTGATGTGATGCAGGGCAGATATGACCCAAGAGCGTCACAGGAGAGCCTGCGCCCGGAACACCGTGGCGGCAGGTACTTTGACAGCGTTGTCTCAACAGCCGTTGAATGGTTCGCACCGTACAAGGACATCCTTGCCGTTGTCGCACCGGGCAACCATGAAACCAGTATTTCAAAAAGGCACGACACTAACCTGATCAGCCGTTTCTTGGAGGGCATCAAGGCGAAAGGATCGCCAGTACAAGAAGGCGGCTATTGGGGCTTTGTGAACCTCAACTTCAGTGACAGCAACAAGCATTCAAAGACATTAACACTCCACTATCACCATGGATATGGTGGGGGTGGGGAGATAACTAGGGGACTAATAGATAATTCGCGAACTAGGTCTATGTATGCGGCTGATATATTCATTTCCGGCCATGTTCACCGCAGAAACGCCGACGAGAATGTGATGCTGTATGCCGACAGTTTCGGCAAGCTTCGCAAGCAGACGCAGTTGTTTCTGCGATGTGGCGCATACAAGGACGAGTTGGATGGATGGCACGCAGAAAAGGGCAGGGCCGCACGGCCCATCGGCGGCTGGCTGATCAACTTCAGGGTGGTCAGGTGCCAGCATTCCGTTTTCAATGTCACCCCGCAGGCAATCACCCCCTGACAGCCATGGCAAAGCGCATATGTCTGGTGTGCTACGACTGGTACACCGGGGAAGAAATATCGGGCGTGTTTTCTTACGATTCCGAGTCGCATGTCCTTGGAAGGCTTGTCGGCGGCGATGAGGTCTGGGAGCAGCGCAGGCTGCGTGGCTTCAGGCTGGGGGTGTCGCATGATCGAGTTGCCGGACATCAGGCAGAAGTTTGACTGGGACTGCGGCCAAACCTGCTGCAATATCGTCTGGCGATACTACCGATCCAAACGGCTTGAGATTCCCACGACTGGAATTGACGGCGCAGACCCCCGTACCATCGAGAGTGTCTTGAGAATGTCAGGCTTGTGCGTCATTTCCGGGGAACTGGACTATGACGACCTACGGCATTTTACGAGGCTCAAACGCCCCGTAATCACGCTGGTGCAGGCCAGCGAATCGCAACCATCCGGGCATTATGTGGTCGTGTGCGGCGCAACCCGCAACCGGGTATGCTATCAAGACCCCTTGTGTGGTCATGTGTCACAACACTATACTGCCTTCAAGGAACGGTGGCACGATGTGGATCGTCTTGGGACGGTGTACAGGTGCTGGGGACTTGCGGTGGCATGATGCCTGAAAAATTCTATGCGTGGGTGCTGAACGCTGACGGGGAGGCGTTCAAGACACGGCAATACACGACCCACGAATCATTCGAGCGAATCGCACAGGTCTACCTGTCCGCACCCGATGTGGTGAAGGTGGATGTGTTTCGCACGGACATCACCGGCAAAACCAAGCTGATCAACACGCTCAGGAAGCAGTGATGGGCACTGAAGCAGTCGAGTATTTCTCCGTGGTGGAGAGTGCGAAGACCGGCTTGGTGTGGCTGGTCATGCACCGCACGGAATTCACCGATCAGCGCAGGACGATCCTGTTTGAGATCATCCCCGCAAGCAGATACGGCGCAACGGCTGATTATGTGCTGCGCAAGATTCTGTACGCCTGCGGCAAGTGGGACATCCAAGACCCGTACATCATCCAAGAGCTTTTGTGGTGTGTCCTGTCCTATTTGGAGAAAAAGTGATGGGCGAAGTAGATTATATTCTTCCGTTGCCGGTGGACATCAAGGCTGCGGTGGACATCCTCCGTGTGTCACGCCAGCATGTGTACGCATTGATTCGGCGTGGCTGGATTCAAAAGAGCAGGCGTGAAAACGGCAGGCGTGTGTTTGATTTGCCTGAACTTCTCAAGGCAAGCCAGAGGCTGCGTGCGGAGCATGATGACCGCATCATCCGCATGGAAAACCGCAGGGACAGGTACGAGGCTCTGGCGGCTCATTACGCCGAAAAACACGCAGAAATGAAGCGCAAGATCGAGCGTGTCACTGGAAAGCTTCAGGTGGTCAATGACTGAATGGACATTCGGCATCAAGGATCGTTCGATCTTCCATTACGGCCTGCTGCTGAACAATGTCGAATACTTCCAGCTGGAGCGTCCACAAGAGGACATCACGACCAGCTTTGACGGCCAGCAGAAGTTCCGGCCTGCCGGATATGTTCTGCTGACCATGCGGGTGAGAGTCCCGATGGAGGACTGGATGACGGAGTCCGAGGTTCCGCAATGTGACATTCGCAGGGCTGACAGCACGATTGATGCCCTAATGGGCCGGATTATGGAGCTTGAGGGGCAACTGGGCGAGGGGAGGCGTGCGCTTCATGGATGATGCGATTGCGTGGGAACTGCACATCGACAAGCACGGCAGGGTGAAGCGTTTGAAGTATATGGGTGAGGAGGTCATGGCCCGTGGAATCAGGTTCAAATACGAGGTTGGAAGCGTGCCGATGCTCAAGCTGTGGGTGCCGATCTCTCGATTCAACGGTGTCCGATTTGTTGAGATTGACGCAGACTCTCAATGACCGTCTTGTGCTGCTGGAACGGATGGCGAAGCACCATCTCCCACGGCAGTATTCACGGAACGCATTGGCCAAGCGTGTCGGAACCCATGGGTCAGCGATAACCAAGCTGATCCGTTCAGGTGTCATCAAGGCACCGTCTGAAGGCGATTTCACAGAAAGCGAGTTCAACGCTGCGTGCGCAGCCTTTTACGCCTACAAGGCGACGATGGCGAAGGCTAGGCAGTACGAGCCGCCGGTGCCGGTGTCTGTTCAGGAAATGCTGGATGCGAAGCGTCAGGCGTGCGAGGAAGCGTCACGCCAAAGCGCAGGCTACAGTGGATCGATACGGCGCAGGTTTTATGCGTCCGTGAGAAGCTCGATCCTGAATGAGATCGCCAAGTCTGGAGGGCCGTGCATCTGGATGTGCGGGTATCGTGCGGCTTCAGGCAAATCGTTGTGTTCAAACTGTCTGAGGCGCAAGGTGGAGTTGAGGCACAAGAGGGAGGCCGAACATGCAAGAAATAGAAGAGGAAACGGAACGGATGCGGCAGGAACGGATCAGGGAACTGGAGAGCGAGGTCAGGAAGCTTGAGCAGGCCGTGGTGGTCATTTTCACCATGGGTGCGACTGCGGCGGCTACTTTGGCGATTCAGGTGTTCTGGAGGTGGTGGACAAATGGGTGAAAACTTGTTGCTGAAAAAGATTGAACCGGATGCCACACGGTTGATTCTGCGAATCAGCGTTCTCAGGCAGGCAATCGTGCAGCATCGCAAGGCGATGGCCGAGTACAAACCGGCAGAATACGACAGCGCCTTGTGGGCCGCTTTGGATGCAGACGACACGCTGGCGTACGAGGGGATGAAACGGTGAAGATGTGCATCCATGCCAAACGGGCTGAAAAGCTTTTCAAGGCCATTCAGGATTACAGGAGTTCATCCATCACAAGCGACTTGGACAAATCGCTTGACAAGTATGTTGATCAGCAGCGGCGGGACGCTATCCTGTGGCGTGCGATCATTGAAGACGACAAGATGTTTTCTCAGTCCAGTGAAGATTTTCTTGGATGTGAGCCGGAACCAGACAAGGCCGTTGAACCGGATCACTACATTGGCAATGGTGGGCTGCGTTGCCATGAAGCGCAGCGTGCGATGATGACACCGCAGGAGTACGCCGGGTACTGGGCGGGGAATGCGGTGAAATACATCTGGCGCTGGCGTGGTAAAAATGGGATACAGGACCTCAAGAAGGCGAAGCGTTGTCTGGAGTTCCTGATCGAGCATCTGGAGGGTGGCGGCGATGATGTCGGATCAGGAACTACGGATCATTGAGGCATGTCATGCTGGAAATGTTCGCACGCATTATCAGGGGTGCCATCTCGACCACCCGGAGTGTGCAATCTTCAGACTTTCAGACGAGATACGCAGGCTTTGGCGTTTCACTGGTGCGGTGGGTAGATTGACACCCGGAACATGGGAGGGAATCCATGGAAAAGGCGTACAGGGCGTTGGTGATGGATCAACTGACGGAGGCTGTCAAGGACGCTGATTGGCACGGCGTGTCAATTCTTGTAAGCTCTTTGCTTGGAAAGATTGACGATCTTCGTGAAAGAAACGAGCGACTGGAAGAGGTTGTCCGTTCTTACGAGCAGGCCGAGGTTGCCAAGTGGTGACACGGTTCTTACCGGCCACAATGTGCGTGGCACCGTGCCATGTGGTTGGGTTGTCCAGAATACGGTGTGGAGGGCGTGGTATGAAGGGTTTTATTCTGTCTGGTGTGGCCGCATTGTTCGCCGCTGCTGGCGTGTTTGCCGGTGATGCCGGTCAGGCCAAGGCTGTTGTGAAGGATGACTGCTGCGATTGCCAGCCTGCTGGCAGGTCTGGCCTGATTTCTGGGATTGCCGCACGCAGGCAGGCCCGTGTGTCCGCACGGCACGCCGTTCCGGCCACCACCAAGGTGGTCACCGAGCAACCCGCAGTGATCCGCACCGAAGCCATTTACCAGACCAAGAAGGTTGGCGAAAAGGTCACGGTTGTTCCTGTCGAGTCTGGGAAGAAGTCCAAGTAATCGGCAGTCCACTCCCGGCACCGGGCACATGTCTTGACCCACGGCGGGTGCCAGCCGTGGGAAATTCACGGAAGAATTTAATGCGCTACATTGCCCTTTCAATCGCATTGGCCGCACTTCTGGCCCATCCTGTCGCCTCGCAGGCTGGCCCGTTTGGTCTGCTTGGCAGGCGTGGCGGTTCTGGTGGGAATCCCGCTGGAGGGCCAGCCGTCACGCCTGCCGGGTGGAATTCGTCCGCACAGGGCGTGGCCAATCATATGGCCAGAATCTTGAGAATCGGCCATTGGGGCGGTAATAGTGGTTTTGAAGGCGTTGGCTGCGGGGCCACCCCGTATCAGGCCGAGATGAATTGCTGTTATCGCCAAAGGATGCAGCCCCGTGAAGTTGGTCTGGCGCAGGGCGCAAACGGCATGTGGTTCGCCTGCTGCCGGTACTAGGAGCCAGCCACCGTCTTCCAAACGCCAATGACAGGGATGTCAAAAAAGGAACCGGATTTACAAACCAGCCGGTAATGAGGGTAATGGCAGTCCCTCCGGTGGCATCGCCTTTCTCTGGAGAGCTATTCTTTGACTATGGGTGACACCATGCACGGCGGCGCAGAGGATCGGGCGACTTCTGCGCTGCCGTTGTTTTTTGGAGACATTCCATGGACGGACTCCCACGGGAACCTGTGCCAATTGCAGACAACGAATTGGCCGAAATCAGGGACAGGGCATACAACCACCATGATGTGGTCGTGCGGCACGATTGCAGAAGGCTGTTTGACCACATCGATCACCTGATGATGGAAGCAATTGACAACTTCCACGCCGGGTATCGTTTGGCGAAATTGCAAAAGCTAAGTGAAACTAGATCACAGGGAGATGTTTCTTCCTTGTGAATTCACACACCGGAGAATGACAATGGCCAAGAAGAAGAAAGCTGCCCCGAAAAAGAAATTGTCCCAGTCCGCTCTGGCGAAAGCCGGTCGTGCGGCCAAGGGCAAGGGCGCACGCAAGGGAACCCGTGTCCTCAAGAATGGCAAGCTTGCCATCACCACCGAAGGCGGCAAGCGTATTGTCGTGTCCAAGAATTTCACCTGATCGGATGATCCATGGCAACCAGCGTCTTCCTTGCGACAGCTGACAAGCTGCGTGAAGCCGCCAAGAAGCACCCAAGAGTCCTTGTCAGCTTCTCAGGCGGCAAGGACTCTTCCGTTTGCCTAGACCTTGCCATGAGGTCAGGGTTCACGGAGGTGGTGCCGTTTTTCATGTACCTTGTTCCGGGCCTGTCATTCGTAGAAAAACGCCTCAAATGGGCAGAGTCCATGTATGGCGTGAAAATCATGCAGGTGCCGCACTGGGTTGGGTACAGCTATATTCGGCAAGAGGTGTTCTGTGACCGCAAATACACCATGGATGACATGCCGGAAGTCAAGCTTCCTGAACTGTACGCCATGGTGCAGATGCAAACAGGAATCAATTTGATTCTCAACGGCGGCAAAAAGTCAGACGGCTTGTGGCGCAAGCGTTTCATCTGGAGCGTCAGGAACAAAGCCAGCCTGATGCATCCAATCGACGAATGGAACAAGTGGGATGTGTACGCATACCTGAAGGCACGGAATATCCCGGTTCCAAAGGAAAGCGTGGATATGGGAGCCAAGGGTGCCGGTGTCGGCCTTCACCCGTCATCCTTGCTTTGGATTTACGACAATCATCCTGATGATTTCAAGAAGATAGAAAAGGTGTACCCCTATGTCAGAGCAACCGTCTACCGGCGAGAATGGTATGGAATTGGGCCAGACTACCGTGGAAAGCCAGCCCCAGAAGGGCAAGAAGAAATCCAAGTCTGACGCACCGGCAAGTCTGTCAAAGTTCCAGAAATTCACCATCGTTCAGGTGCATCGTTCCGCAATCAAGAACGCACCATACAACCCACGATCCATCACCGAAAAGGCCAAAAAGAAACTGCGGGACAACCTCAAGCGTGTGGGCCTGATCGAGCCGATCATCTGGAATAAAGCCACAGGCAACATCGTCGGCGGTCATCAGCGCATTGCCAGCCTCGACGCTTTGGAACGCACTGATGATTACCTGCTGGATGTGGCGCAGGTTGAGATGGATGACAAGACTGAAAAGGAACAGAATGTGTTCCTGAACAACGGCGAAGCGCAGGGCGACTGGGATTTGGAAAGGCTGGAAAGCCTGTACCGCAACGACAAGATCGACTACGAAAACACCGGCTTCGACATGGGCCACATTTACCAGCTGTTTGGCTCAAACCCGCTGGAAGAGTCGAGCGTCGAGGAGATGGAAAAGGCCGCAGAAAAGCTGCGGGACGCATATTCCATGATGGAAAAGACCGCAACCGTTGCTGATGACAATCTGGAATCTGATGCCAGCTTTTATTCCGTGGTGGTGTTCAAAAGCTACGATGACCGGGTTCGCTTCCACGAAGCACTCGATCTGTCAGACAATAAATTCATCGATGGCAAGTATCTGACCTCACGCTTGGGGGCATCCGGCGAAGGGCCAGACATTGCCGAGGATGATCTGGAGTAACGATCCATGGACGATTTGGAACCAAAAAAGAAAGACCGAAAGCCGTATGTGAAGCCCACCGTGGAGGAATACGAACAGCGGGTGGCGTACGCCGAATTCCTTTTGTGCAGAAGGATTTACAAGTGCGACATCAAGAGGCTGATGAAGAAGAAATTCAATGTCACGGCGAGGGCCGTCGAGGACTACCTTTCTCGTGCGAAGGAGAAGCTTCGGGACAAGTCTGGCAAGACCCGTGCGGAACACCAGATAGACAGCCTCCAGTTCTACGAATCTGTCCTGAACGGCCCTGATTCAACGCTCCGTGACCGCATGGACGCACAGGCCAGAATCGACAAGCTGCTTGGTCTTGAGGACGGCAACACGCCGGGTGGCAGCGTGGCGACACCGATCATCAATGTGATCGAACAGGTCGTGACAAGCCGTGATGACATCAAGGGGAAAGCCGATGAATGAGGCACCACCCAAGGTCATAAAATTTCACCCGGCGCAAATGGAGTTTTTGAAAAGCCAGTCACTGTTCCGTGGTTTCACTGGAGGGCGTGGCGCAGGAAAATCGTTCGTGGGCGCATATGACATGCTGCGCCGTGCCCAACCGGGCAGGCTGTACATGATCGTCGCACCAACCTACCCGATGCTGAATGATTCCAGCCTGCGCTCATTCACGGCTCATGCTGAATCTCTTGGCATGACTTATTCAATGAACCGCAGCCGTTTCGTGGCCACCCTGCCGAACAAGGCAGAAATCCTTTTCAGATCGGCAGACAATCCCAACAAGCTGCGTGGCCCGAACCTGTCTGGCGTGTGGATGGATGAGGCATCGTACATCGAAAAGGAAGCCTACGAGATCGCCATCGCCTGCTTGCGTGAAGCGGGTCAGCAGGGCTGGCTGACCGCCACATTCACCCCGAAGGGCAGGCAGCACTGGACATATCAGGTCTTCGGCATGAAGGCCGACAACACCAGCCTGTTTCGTGCCGCCACCCGTGAGAATGTGTTTCTTCCAGACACATTTGAAGGCGTGATCCGTGGCCAATACACGACGATGATGGCGGCACAGGAACTGGAAGGCGAGTTCATCGATTTCAATGCTGGTGTGTTCGCACGGCACTGGTTTGGAATTGTCGAGGTGGCACCAGCCAAGGCACGCCGTGTCAGGTACTGGGACAAGGCTGGCACCGAGGATGGTGGCGCATATACATGCGGCGTTCTGATGTCGAACACCGACGATGGCGAGTATTTCGTGGAGCATGTGGTCAGGGGCCAGCTTTCGGCACTCAAGCGTAACAACCTGATTCTCCAGACCAGCATCGCAGACCGTGAAAAGTATGGTGATGTGGAGATCGTTGTTGAACAGGAACCGGGTTCAGGTGGCAAGGAATCAGCCGAATTCACCATCAAGCAGCTTTCTGGATTCAAGGTGTATGTGGACAGGCCGTCAGGCGACAAGGTGACACGGGCGCAGCCTTATGCGGCGCAAGCCGAGGCTGGCAATGTAAAGCTTGTGCAGGCAGCGTGGAACAACGACTATCTTGACGAGCTTGCAGCATTTCCCGGCGGCGAGTTTTTGGATCAAGTTGATGCATCTTCTGGGGCATTTAACCGTCTTGCGCTGATTCGCAAGCGTGTGTTCCAAGTCTGGACATGATCCGTGCGGTTTTACCGCAGGTATCGGGCCAAGTTAGGATGAAATCCATCGGACACCGTGGAGCGCAGACATGCCGCAGCAGAAGTCTATCTGGGAAAAGGCCATCCGTTTCGTGAAGTCCGGCTTCAGGTTCCGCATTCCGCAGGGGGAAAGCGAGGGCAGCAAGAAGTTTGCCGAGCTTTTGATGGCTGGCGGCTCCATGGGCTTCCCCGGAGCGTGGACTGCCGACAGGCTTGAGCAGGTACGACACTACCGGGGCTGGTCATACATCGCCATCAAGGCAATTGCAGAAGAAGTCGCCTGCCACCCGCCAAAGGTGGCAGTAGTCCGTGGCCGGGACGAGGTGATGTCAAAGAGGCTGAAGGTGCTTCGTGGCCGTGAGCGGCACAAGGCCATCGCACACACGCAGGCGCACGAAGAGCTTGAGCCTGTCGATTCCCACCACCCGTTGTGCGAATTGCTGCGGAACCCGAATGAGCCTGATGTGGCGTTTGATTTCTGGTTTGAAACGATGATGTTCCTTGAACTCACCGGCAACGCTTACTGGTGGGTGGTGAACAATAAGCTGGGCGTGCCTGCCGAGTTGTGGGTGCTTCCAAGCCATTGGGTGTGGCCGATGTCTGGCAATGGAAAGCTGATTGAGTACTACCAAGTCAGGCCGTACGGATCGCCCGGTGCCGCCCGAATGATCAACTTTCCCGCAGACGAGATCATCAGCTTCAAATACAAGAACCCGTTGTCCAAGATTGACGGCCATGCGCCGATGGCCGCAGCCGCAGAATGGATCGATGCCGCCGAGTCGATTGATGCCACACGCTGGTATTCGTTCAAAAACGGCATCTGGCCGGGTTTTGTCATGCAGCTTGACAAGGACATGGAAGACCCGCCGCAAAGCTACATCGACAACCTATACGCACGACTTGACGCACGGGCACGGGGCGAAAACCGCTACGACAGGCCGCTGGTTCTTCCACCGGGTGTGTCGGCCAACAATGTGACACGCAGCCCGAGGGAGATGGACTTCCAGACCTCTGGCGACCAGTTGAAGGACTGGATCATGGCCGTGCATCGGGTGGGCAAATCGATTGCTGGCATCACCGAGGAAGTGAATTACGCCAGCATGGTGGCAGCGACAGCCAACTTCATCACACGCACCATTCGGCCCAAGTTGTCATTCATTGGTCAGGTTGCCACCGAGAAGCTGGCCAAGCGTTTTGATGACAAGCTGGTCATTTACTGGGAAGACATCACCCCAGATGATCCGAGCCAGAAGACTGTGGATATGCAGGCCGATTTCGCATCGGGTGCCATCACTCCGAACGAGATCAGGGCCGAGCGTGGCCGTGCCCCGTACGAGGGTGGCAAGGGCGACGATCCAATGATCGGCGGTCAGCCTTTGGAAGGCAAAGGCAACCAGTTCATGGACATGCTGTTTGGCAAACAGCCGCAACAGGGGCAACAGCCGCAGCAGGGCGACGAGGAAGACGAGCAGTCGCAAGGCAACCCGCCTCCCGGCACCCAGCAGCGTGAGCCAAAGGGTGGTGGGTGATGGATCAGATTCTCCACGGACTTGTAAACATCGTTGTCATTGGCTTGGCCATGGTCGGCGCAATGACCATGTACGAGCTTTTCACCAAGTCTGGCAAGGAAGATGATGATGGAAATCCTTGATTCAATTTGGGACGCTCTGCAATACGGCCTGTTTATGGCCGCATTTATGCTTGGCGCATTTATCAATTGGCTGTCCGTGACAATCACCGGCAAAGCGTTGTACGAGTGGTTCATCCCGTCCATGAGAAATAAGAGATGAGCTATGTCCGTGAACGCGAGCATGGCCAGATTGTTCCCACCGGGGAAGATTTGGCCAAACGACTCGCCAAGATCATGCGCAAGCAATCCCGTGTCGCCCGTGCGGCGGTGATGCGTGGACGGACTCCAGACCTTTCCGCATTTCAGCCAGAACTGGAAAGCCTGTTCACGGACATGCTTGGCAGGTACGCCATGGACGGGGCCATGGCGATGATGAAGCGCATCGCTGACAAGATGGAAGAAAAAGAGCCTGAATTGGCCAAGGCCAAGTCGATCAGCCGTGAGCGTTACGAGGCGGTGATCAAGGCATCCGGCAGGCGTTCGTGGCGTGCCGTGCTGGGAATCGCATGGAACCTGCTGTCTAGGCGTGTGATGGATGCCGTCAGGAAGCTGTCGTTCAGGCTTGCGGCATCCACCATCGAGACTGCCGTCGAGCGATGTGATGATCTGCTTCAAGAGGTAAGGCGTGCTGCCATCGAGCGCAGGGAACGCATACAGCGTGAAAATGAGGCGGCAGAAGCAGCAGGCAAGCCTGAAGCCGTGCAGCCGTTGCCAGTCATCCCGAACCGCAGGCGTGTGGCCGTTGAGCTTGCACGCACGGAGATTGAAACAGGCATCCGTGAGGGCGAGGGCATCCCGCAGATGTCGAGCAGGCTGGCAGAGATTTTCTCGCCTGAACGGGCGTTGATGATCGCACAGACCGAATCAAGCAGAGCGTACCATCAGGGCCAGATCGAGACTGCCATCGAGTCTGATGTGGTCGGCGGCTTGCAATGGCTTGCGAGTGCCGATGCGTGCCCGAAATGCAAGGCACTCCAGAACAAGATCGTGCCACTTGGAGAGCCGTTTGAGGTGCTGAATGACGGGCTTGGCCCGTACGACATCATCGACGCTCCACCACGGCACCCAAACTGCATGTGTGCCGCACTGGAGGTCTTCAAGGAAGACATGCCAGACCAAGAGTCAGAAGGCGACGAAACGATTGAGGCCGAATAGGCCAGCATTTGCACAGGATGTGCGGCATTGTTTGCAATGAAACGAAAGGAGTCCACACCGTGAACTTGTTTACCAGAACTGTCGAAAAGCGTGCTGGCCGTGCGTACCGGGTGGATGGCCAGAATAACCTGCTTGCCATCGACAGGGTGTCAGACAAGATCACGACAGATGACAAGGTCATGGCGGCAACCGCCGTGATTTCCACGCCGTCCATCGACCGTGACGGCGACATGGTTGTTCAGGAAGGGCTGGATTTCACCAACTACAGGCGCAACCCTGTGGTGTTTTTCAATCATCAGGCATGGCCAGTGCCTATCGGCAAGTCTGAAGACCAGCAGGGCAGGTCAACGATCATCGTGACCCCAGAGCAGACTACGGCGACCTGCTATTTCAGCAGCAAGTCAAAAGAGTCCGAGCAAATCTACCACCTTGTGGCCGATGGCACCCTGCGCTCCACATCCATCGGCTTCCTTGTCAAAAGGGCAACGCCTCTGACATCCAGCCCGATGCTTGGCATGGGTCGCATGAGCCAGACTGGCAAGCCGGGTGGGTATCGCATTGAGAATGCCGAGGTGACCGAATGGTCGTGGGTGGGCATCGGGGCCAACCCTGAAGCAGTGCTGGTTCACCTGTCCAAGGGCATGATCGCAGGCAGTCAGATCGATGACAGGCTGCGCTTGGCCCTCCAGCCGTATGCGGCAGAGTCTGGAAAGATGGTGCCAGTGTCGATGTCAGAGCCAAAGAATGAATTTGACTGGAACGCACCCAAGGCAAAAATGCTGGAACGGTTCGGGGCTGCGGTCAAGTCGTTCCTTCCTGAATACGACGAGTATGTTGTCAAGGAATTCAGGGAAGAAGTGGGAAATTCACCGCCAAGCCAGAATCAAAAAAGCCTGAAATGACACCGGAAGAGGAAGAGGCTCATTTCTCGCAATTTTACAAGCCTGTCAGAAACTCGACCATGCGGCAGGCCGTAGAAGACCCTGCCAAGCGTAGATACCATCACGCAGGTTCGGAAGAGGCCCATCAGCTTCACCCAAATCTGAATATGAGCGCAAAGCTTTCAAAAGCAGAGCTTTCCGAAATTAATTCCAAAGGCCCAGCGGCAATTCTTGCCGAAACAAAGGACATCAACGCACAAAAACAATTAGACGGCCTTGACAAGATTCGTGAAAAGTACCCCGAACCGTGGAAAGATATTGACTCTTGGAACGCATTCCAAGCGGCTGCTTACAAAAACAAGACGGTGCCAATTCCACCGTTCAACTTCCTGAAAAAGCTTTCGGAAGGCACGCTTGCCCAGCAACTTGTCAAAATGAGCGAAGGGCAGCTGAAAGACGCTGACCATGGCTTCAGCAATGCCAAGGAATTCAGGGAGCTTTACAAATCCGGCGAGGTCGGCGTTACTACGACCGCCAAGCTTTTCCTATGGTCGATCCTTTCCCGTGGTGTCAGCCCGTATGTGCAAGAATCGCTTTTTATTGACGCATACGAGGGTGCCGAGCAATGGATCAACAAGGCAGCAAATGGCGAGTTGACCGAGGATGACATTTTCGGCCCGAAAATTCTTGACGAAAATGGCGAGGTTGTCATGGTGCCGAAACTGCATCAAGGCAAGCCCATGAAGGACAAAAAGACCGGCGAACCAATCATGGAGCCAAAGCGTGGGCCGTCTGCCTACGAGGAGTGGGTCAAGACCGTGGCACCCGCCAAGCAGGGCATTCCGGGTGCTGGTTCGACGCACAATCTTGGAGCATTTGGCCGCAACTTTCTGTGGAAGCTTTCGCAGAAGGATGAGAATGGCGTAAGTCATTTGCAGAAACTGCACGACATGATGTGCGACCCCAACCAAACGGGGCGCAGCATCAGGCGTGAGTTCTCAAAGTTTGGCGAAGGCTGCGGCATCGACAACAAGGTGGTGTCGTTTACCCTGCTTGTCGCAGGCTTTGATGATGTCATGGTGCTTGACCGTGTGCAGATGCGGAACCTGTGGGACGATGGCCGATTCAAGGACTACAACCTGTATGACGGTCTTGGTGATGTCAAGAACTCTGCTCTCAACCGGCTTGGCGAAGGCGTTCGTGGCATCATGTACTACGAGGCCATTGAAGATGCTCTGAAAGGCCAGCTTGCCGAGATCAGCAAGAAGGTTGGCCGTGAAATCAGCATCGGCAGATACCACTGGGAAAGCTGGGTTGCCGCATCAGAACAAGAGGCATCCCATGGAACGCTGGATGCGATCCTGAAAGATGCCAAAGGTCAGGACAATGTCTTGGCCGGTGTGCAGGCAAAACAGGGCGAATATGCCGCTTACCAGTACGGCGCACGATATGGCCGTGACGAGAAAGGTGAGCGTTACATAGAATGGACTTGCCCAAAGGGTGTCAAGGATGCGCCCAAGAGCATCAAATTTTCGATCCCCGAGTTCAAGATGTTTTCGGAATATCTTGGGGGAACACGAAACAAAACCAGTGTGGTTCCAAAGGGTTTCTCTGTCGCAAACCCGCCACCGGAATACAAGGACATGCCGTGGTATGAACGACCCCAAATCGACAAGCAGCGACTCATCGAAGAAGCCCAGCGATACGCAGCCGGAGAAGGAGTCAAAAAGAAGCAAGGGGGACGAGCTTCTAATGCGAATCCTTCACGGAAGAAAAGCGGTTCCAATGGTGGTGGAACCAACCAGAGATGGACTTGGGTATGGGGAGGAGGACAACCCAGACGATTCGGAGTGACCAAACGCTGTTGGGAAGGTTACGAGCCTGTCCCCGGAAAAAAGCCGTACAGCGAGGACAGTTGCCGCCCGAAAGACGCAGGCATGGACATCAACGAGGAGATCGAAAAATCCGGCCTGCAAGAGTGTGTTTCTGCCAAAATCCCGAAACTGATCGATGAGGGGTATCCTCAAGATCAGGCGGTTGCCATCGCCTACGACATGTGCAGGCGTGGAAAGGCAGAGCTTGACGAGTCCACAATGGAGCAAAAGGCCGTATCCATGGCATCAGCCGATGCGCTTGTGCCGTTCCCCGGTCAGGACGATGAGGAGACTAAGTCGATGAACACGATGGGTAACGCACAAGACGGCAAGCCGATGCCTCCCGGCATGGCATACGCACAAGCCGCCAAGGAACTAATGGAAGCAGCCATTGACATGCAGGAAAACCCTGCCGTCAAAGAGTACATCATGCGGCAATACGGCGACTTGAAGCGCATGTGTTCCAAGGCCTACCCGGAATGCGACCTTGAATGGAAGCTTGAAACGCCTGAAGGCGATGACAAGCCCATGGAAAGCGATGACTACGAAACCAAGGGCGAGGACAAGGAACACGCCGAGCCTGATGGCGATGAGGGCATGAACCCGTCCAAGCCGCCAGACGGTGACGGCGACGAAGAAGAAGCCGATTCTGAGGACGAGTCTGGCGAGGACGAGTCTGAAGAAGACGGCAAAATGGAATCCGAGGACGAAGAGGACGAGGAAGAGGACAAGGCCTACAAGTCTCTTCTTGAGTCGCTCAACAAGCTTGTTGACAACTTCAGCGGGATGCAAAAAGAATTTGACCGCATGACTGGCAAGGTGAAATAAGGTGAGCCGAAGGGAATCGGATCACAACCGCCGCTGCGAAGCAAGCATCACGGAGTGCCTCCGGGCCATCCATGATGCAACGCTTCGCAGCGGTTTTTATGGCAGGGTGGAGATTGTATGGCAGGTAAAAGACGGCAGCATCCAACAGGACATGCAAGTGAGACTGGAGGAGACACGCAGACTGAATTCGCAGGCGTAGATGCTCCGTGCTGCGGGAATTGCCCTTACTGGGTCGTTGGAATGTGCAAGAGATACCCGCCACCATTCGCAGGCAGGGTGACTGAAAACGGCCCGATGGGAATATACCCGTTGACAATCAGGTCTGACCTGTGTGGAGAGCATCCAAGATACCCCATCGGTTGATGGAGTAGCGGCGTGTGCCGTAGTTTGTTTGTAGGGATAGAGTTTGTTGTATTTGCAGGCAGCATATGCCAGCCGTGCATGACAGCAGCACCCAAGAGTCACTGTTTTGTTTGTGTTGTGACCGAGAGTTCTTAACCGGGCGAAGCCCAAGGTGATCAGATGGCGAACAAGAATGACGATACCGTCAAGAACTTGGCTGAGTCCGTGAAGGCTCTCCAAGAGACGGCAAAGGGTCTGACCGAGAAGATGGCCGATCTCAAGAAGCCCGAGTACACGGCTGAGAAGAACCCGCAGAACCTGTTCCACGCCACCACTGGCGAGGTCTGCAAGGATTCCCGGCCTTACTCCTTCCTGAACATCATCAAGGCCTGCAAGGAAAAGGACTGGAGCCATGCGAAGCTGGAGCGTCAGATTCACCAAGACTTGGTGAAGGCTGGCTACCAGAACGATGGCGGCACCCTGATCCCCACCGACCCTGACTCCATCGAGCGGTTCAACCCCTCGCTGAAGGGCATCAAGTCGCTGGTCAGCTTGTCTGACGCAGCCTCCCAGCCCGATGCTTACAAGCAGGCTTATGGCCAGCTTCGTGAGAAGAGCCTGTCGGCATTCGGTTCTGATGTGCTTGGTGGTGCGTTGATCAACCCCGTGTTGGCCAACAGCGTGATCGAGCTTCTGCGTGCCAAGGTGGTGACTGTCGCCGCCGGGGCCACAGAAATCCAGTTGCCTCCCTCCGGGCAGTACAGCTGGGCACGCCAGACCCAAGACCCCACCTTCAACTGGATCGGGGAAAACAGCACCATCAGCGATTCGGAACCCAACTTCGGCAACATCATCTTCACTGCGAAGAAGGCCGCTGCTCTGGTTCTGATCAGCAACGATGCGCTGCTGTTCACCAACCCCGCCGTCGAGGTGGTCGTGCGTCAGGCTCTGGCCGAGCGTGGTGCCCGGTTTGAGGATCAGGCCTTCTTGGAAGGCACTGGTGGCTCCTACCAGCCTCTGGGCATCATCAATCAGCCCGGTCTGACCAGCCACACCGCTGGCACCGTTGGCACCGATGGCAACACCATCACCCCCGAAGACATCGCCAACATGCTGGCGAAGGTCGAGGAAGCCAACGACCCCGAAGGCGCAACGGCGTGGATCATGCGGCCCCTGATGTGGGCTGCGATTATGAACCGCCGAGCCGATGCGGTCACCGCTGGCGATGCCAAGGGGCCGTTCATGTTCTGGACGAGCCGTGGCGATGCAGCCGCAGGCCTGCCCCAAACCCTGAACGGTGTGAAAGTGTTGACCTCCACCACCGTCAGCAACACCCGCAGCAAGGGTGCTGGGACTAACTTGTCCTACATCCTGACTGGCAACTTCCGCAGGGCCGTCATCGCCCGTGCGGGAACCATGGAAATCTCTGCGCTGTCGAGCGGCGAAGAGTTCAAGAGGGATCAGACCGCTGTTCGTGCCATCATGCGTGCGGACTTCAACCTGACCCACACCAAGCCGTTCGTCCTGTGCGATCAGCTGGTCATCGGCTAATCATAACCCCAACAGCAAGGAGACAGAGCAATGGCGAATTTTCTGACTGACATTGTCAATGCCGTGACCGTGGCTGAATTGTTCAAGCCGCAGGTGGTCACCGGCTCCAGTGCCGTCAACGGCACCGTCAGCGATTACCTTGGAAGCGCAGTCCGCAACCAAGAGTTTGCTGTCGTGCAGACCGGCACGCTGGTCGATGGTTCCTATGTGGTCAAGATTCAGGAAGGCTTGCTGGCTGATGGGTCTGACATGACCGACATCAGCGGTGCCACCGTGAGCTTGGCAGCTACGGATGACAACATCATTTCCACCATCGCCTTCTATCGCACCAAGCGGTACATCCGGGCGGTTGTGACCCCCACCAGCGCAACCTCTGGTGGCCCCATCGCTGTGCTGGGCCTTGCCCAGAAGCACCGTCCCGGCGGCACCAATCTGGTTCCGTGATCAGGATGGCTGAATGACAGGAAGCCCTCCAGATCAAACATCTGGAGGGCTTTCGTCCTAGTGAGACAGCCGGGGCAGGGTGGGGATGTTTTCGCCATTTCCTGTCACACCTGATGCCCCTGCCGAAGGCGAATGGCGACACGCAGGGGTAGCCCCGGTTTCAATTCACAGGGGAGTCTTACATGTCGCTTTGCACCGTGTCGGACATCCGAGCCTTTCTCAACATCCAGACCGAGGACGCAAACCCGGTTCTGGACATTTGCAGGGAAGCGGCAGAGCGTTCGATCAAGGACTACCTTGATTCCAATCTGGAAAGCCAGACATACACGCATTATTTCGATGGAAACGGCCTGCGTGACATCATTCTGCGCCAAAGGCCAGTGACATCCGTGACATCAGTCTACATCGACCAGACAGGGTACTACGGCCAATCGTCAGACCCATTCCCGGCCACAACGCTTCTTCAGGCTGGCCGTGATTATGCTCTGGTGTATGACGATTCTGGTTCAACATCGAATATCAGCCGATCAGGCCTGTTGCGCCGGATCGGGCCGGGTGATTCCAATTTTTACAGCCCATTCAATTCCAACACGCTGTCCGCTGGAACACGGGGTGCGACATGGATGAGGGGTCTTGGGAACATCAAGGTCACTTATGTGGCAGGCTGGCAAACAATACCGGCGGCGATAAGGCAGGCGTGTATCAGCTTGGCATCATTGACCTACAACAACAGGGCCAAGGCGGGTCTTCAGGTGAGCAGCGAGAGCCTTGGGTCGTACAGCTACAGTCTGTTGGCAGGTGGTGCTGGTGGATCGTCCCCGGAACTGATGACAGCCCGTCAGCTTCTGGCGGCGTATCGTGAGGTGCGCATATGAGCCTTGAAAGCCTGCTGGCTCAAGACACCATCACAGTCGAGCGTCCTGTCATTTCGTCTGATGGAGCAGGCGGCTTCAATCAAGAAATATGGTCACCAGTTGCCGTTGGTGTTTTGGCCCGTGTGGACATCGCCAACGGCCAGCAAAAGTCAATGTTTGCCCAATTGCAAATCGAGGTATCACACACCGTGTTTACGCAATACGGTGGAATAAAAAACGGCGACAGGATAACAAGCAGTGATGGTGAAATTTACAGGGTTGTCGGTATTTCACGCCGCAAGGCGTTTGGTGGAATACCTGAATATTACGAGATTGCCACCGTTCAAATTCTAGACAGCGGCCCTCCAGAAATTCTGCCGTCTGTGAATTACATGAAATACGATGAGCTTGCAAACACTTACATGATGCACGGCACTGGTGTGGATGATTTTCTTTTGTGGGGGTGACGCATGAGCGCAGACAAGATGATCGAGCGTCTGCAAAAAAGTCTTGTGCGTGGCCTGAAAAAAGGCTGCATCCACATGACCAATGAAACCAAGAAGCTGATCAGCGTGCCTGCGCCACGGCGGCGTGTCGTTGCACGGGACGGTTCCATTTACTGGAGAGCCACAACGCCTGCGACTCCGGGCGCACCCCCACGCAAGCTGTCAGGAAACCTGAGAAGGTCTGTGACATACACCGTCGATGACAATACACGAATCACCCATGGCTTCGTGTGATTCTCCAGCGTGAGTTGGCACGGGCCACTCAAATTGTCATTGATGAATTGAGGAAAATCTGACATGGCAGTGTCATTGACTGGTGCTGTCAAAAACTGCCTGCTGGCAAGCACGCCTGTGACTGCAATTGTCGGCCAAAATATTTGGCTAAGTCAGGCACCAGAAGGATCAAGCATTCCTCTGGTTGCAATATTTAACGGCAAAAGCAGTGTTGATTGGTGTTTTGGCGGCAAAACAATCATCAATTCCGAAGTTCTTATTGAATGTTATGCGGTCACAGCGCAGGCATCTGAAGCACTAAAATCAGTTGTAACCGATGCTCTTGACCCATATGTGGCAACATTTGATGTGCTGAACACAATCCTGTGTTGTTTGCGAGAAACCGAAGATATTGCCATTGAGCAAGACCGTTCGCCAAACGGCAATCCTGTGTTTAAGTCATCAACAAAATACATGATCAAGGTGGAGGTTGGCTGATGGCTTTGACATCATCGCAAGCCACTGGTTCACTCCAGTGGATTTTCAGCAAGGCAAACACTGGCTTTGCGGCCACCAAGCAAGGTGCCGACCAGCTAATTGGGTCGATCACCTACGATTCCACGACAATCAACAAGGGCTACGGCAAGACCCAGACCATCGCTGTGGGGGCCAATCAGGACTTTGACCTGACAGCACTGACTGACTTTGTCGGTGATGGCGTGAACATGACCAAGGCCGTGGCGTTTATGATCACCGCCACTGGTGGTGCCTGCAAGGTGAAGGCTGGGGCCACAAACGGTCTTTCCGGCTGGTTTGTGCAGGATTCCGGTTCGCTGTACATCCCTGCTGGCGGGTTTGCCGTGATTGGCTGGCCTGCCGCAGTTGGGGCCACTGTTTCAGGCTCTGCCAAGGTCATAAACATCGCCCAGTCAGGGGCTACAGCCGTAACGGTTAGTGTGGTCTTCATCGGCGGGTGATAATCAAACCATAGTCTGGAGGGCTTGAAATGGCATTTTATGCAGGCAAGGCCGGGGCAGTGTCCGTCAATGCGTCAACACAGCCTTTGACCGATTGGTCGATGGATGTGAAAACGGACAACATTGATGTGACCAACTTCACTTCAGGCGGCTGGCAAGAACTGTACAGCGGTATTTTTAGCGCAGACATTTCATGCTCTGGCCCGTATGACGGGTCATCCGGCGTTGTTCAGGGATCAATTGCCACCTTTATTCTTCAGGTGGCACCAGCCCTGACCGTCACCCTGACCGCCTTGGTGACCAGCGTAAAAGTAGACCAGAATGTCAAGGATGTCGCCAAGGTCAGCTACACGGCAACCACCAGCGGCGTTCACACCATCACCACCTGATCAGGAGTCTGAGACATGGCGTTTTTCGCAGGAAAGTCTGGAACCATCACCATCGGCGGTGTTGCCAAACCGCTGACTGACTGGTCAATCGATGTCAAGACCGACAGCCTTGATGTGACCAACTTCACATCTGGTGGCTGGCAAGAGGTTCTTGCTGGCATCTACAGCATCGACATCAGCGCATCAGGCCCGTACAACGGCACCTCTGGTGTGACGCAGGGCACCGCAGTGGCTCTGGTGCTTGATGTGGACGGTGCTGGCGCAGGGCCGAGCTTCAGTGGCAATGCGTTGGTGACCAGCGTCAAGATTGATCAAAATGTCAAGGATGTGGCGAAGATCAGCTATTCAGCCACATCGACCGGGTCTTGGACAGCAACCCCCTGATGAAAGGATGATTATTTGATGGCCAGCACATCCGAAGCACTTGGTGCCGTTGGAGCGCAGCACGAAATCACCGTGGACGGCGAGGTGATCAAGTTCAATCTGATCACGCAGCGTGTCAAGTCCGAGTTGGAACGCTGGCTTTATCAGCGTGCAATCAAGGCGATTTCCGAATCAAAATCGCTGCTTGACCAGTCGCCGGGTGCGTTTGGCGAAGCCTTGTCATCCATCGTCAATAGTTTGGCCACAGGCAAATACGCTTGGGGTGGCCCGATGATGGTTGAATCGCTTGGAACCATTTCCGGCATTTGCAAGCTGCTGTCCTTGCTGTCTTTGAGCATGGACACGCACAAGCCAGTGCCACAAGAAAGGCTGGAAAACTGGTTCCTTGGCGATTATTCGGCAGAACTTGGCCACCTGTTCACAGTGATTTTCAATGAGTCGATGCCCAAAAAAAAAGTAAGACAGCCGGAGAGTCAGGAGAATCAGCCGGACAGCGACCGATAAACGCATACATCTTGTATGCGCCGTTGATTGACAAGCCTTGGTTGCTTTCCATGGAGGACATCGCAAACCTGACCGACCGGCAGATCGTTGACATGTATTATCGGGAGCGTGACAAGGACGGTATCCCGAAGGATTATGAGGACGATTACGGCAAGCCAGCGTCAGCTTCCGTGGAAAGCACCGAAGAAGACGAGGACTCGATCAGGATCAAATATTTCGCCATGGGGCATGGCCTGAAAATACCAGAGGAGAAGATCGAGGAAGGCTGGCGGTTGTATCTGGAAAAGAAGCGCAGACAGGAGAACGCCAGCCATGGCTGACAACAAGATTGACGAAGCCTACATCGAACTGCGTGTTGACGGCCTTGATGTTGTCAAAAAAATACTTGATCAGGCAAAACAAACAACCCAAGTATTTAATTCGACGCTTGGCGAAACTCAAAGCTGGATAGACCGCATTAGCGGCCAAATGGCTGGCCTAAAAAGCTCTGTTCAAGGCGGTCTTTCTGAGCCATTAGACAAATTGCAGCGTGCGGCGCAGCAGGCAAAAAACCTGACTGCGACCATGGGAAATGGCGCAGTTCCGCTGTCATCCAAGCCTGTCACTAATGCGCCGGTCAATCGTCAGAACAGCCTACTCGACGAGGGCATGGGCGATCCTTTTGCAAACACCACCGAATACAGGGATGTCCCTCGGCCTAAACCGCAATCCCGTGAAGTTACGACCCGTCAAGAGGCTGTTGCCGTTGTTGCCGAATTGCAACAGCAAGAACAACGCCGTGTTGACACGATTCGTGAACTGAAGGCGCTGACGGCTGACCTTGCTGGCACGGATGACAAAGCCGCCGCTGCGGTTCGCAAGCACATAGACGCTCTCCAAAAAGAGCAGGATGCCTACGAAAACGCAGCAAAGCCGCAGCAGAATTTCATTCAACGCATCCTTGGAAACATTCAGGAAAAAACCGCAAATTTCAGAGAAAAGACTGGAGCCTTGCGTGAGGCTGTCGCAGGCCCCACCGGCGGCGGTGTAAGAGGTGCCATGCAAGGTGGCATGTCTGGCATCGCCCAGCTTGTCAGCCGAAGTGTTGGCCCAGCGATGGCAGCGGCTGGCGCAGCCATGGCTACTGTGGCTGCGGTTGCAGCCCCGGTGGCCGCAGCATTTACGGCGGTCAAAGCTGCTCTTGTCGCAGCGCCCGCCGCTTTCATAGGCGCAGCATACGCACTTAGCGTGTTCACCAATGCGCTGAACCCCGGCTTGACCATGCAGCTGAACATGGCCATGCGTGACCTGACAGCCGTGGTGGGTACCGCACTGAACCCTGTGCTTCAGGCCATGGTTCCGGCCATCAGGGATTTCGCCAACAGGCTTCTCCCATTGGCCCGTGACGCTGGCACCTACTTCTCTGACCTCATGGGGTACATGAAGCCCGTGATGGTGGCGTTTAACTCGCTGTATCAGCAGCTTGCCGGTGCGCTTGCCCCAGTGTTCAAACTCATCACGGATGTCGGTGGCATTCTGGGGCAGGTGCTTGGCGGCATTATGGAACAGATTGCAGCCGTCTTGATTCCAGTCAAAGTGGCGTTTGAGGCTGTTTACGAGTTCCTTAGGCCTTTAATCGAAGGATTGCGTGTTCTTGGCGACTTTATCCTCGGTATCGGAAAAATCAGCAGGGTGCTGATGGCTGGTCTGGAAGGCTTTGCCAAAGGCATCGCCAGTATGCTTGGCCTTGGCGACATCATTCAGGCATCGGTGGATGGCTTCAAAACGATTGGCAAGGTATTCAGGTCTTTCCAGAATTGGCTGCTTCTTGCCGCCGCTTCGGTTGCCAAGTTCTTTGGTGCGACCTCGTTCGTGTCTGGGATGATCAATTCGCTGAAGCCGCCAGACAGCACTGGAATTGCCGCAGCACAAAATCCCCAATACCAGTCAATCGAGGGCCTTGGCAAGAACATGGCGTTGCAGGCGGCAATCGCAACGGCTGGCGTTGGAGAGGAATCAGAGCAGCAGAAGCGTGACAAAGAAATGATGGATCATTTGTCCAATATTGAAAAGAATGGGCCGAATCTTATTGATGCCATCAATAATCTTCCGGGCAAAATTGCTGATGCTCTTGGGAAAGGTGCTTACAACGCTAATCCGTTGAAGGAACCCGGAGAATGGCTTGGCGACAAAGTCGCAAGCTGGATTTACGGCTAAGAGGTGACTCATGGGTCTGCTATTTGATCAGGCATGGAAAGAGTCGATCAAGACAACGACTCAGGCCCAGTTCTCCATGGAGCAAAGCAGGGCCACCCTGTCAGGCTTTGTTGACCCTGCGTACATCAACAATGAAGATGCGATGCGTGAGATTCTTGGCGCATCGGAACGCATGGGTGACGGACGCATCAAGCGAACGCTGCCTCTGGCGCACCCTGAATACCCGTGGCTGTTTGCGTCAGGTGTCAATTTGCAGGGCTTGTCGTTCTTTGACAAGCACCCGGCACCAACAAACTTTGAAGCACCGCCAATCAAGGAATACGCACGGTACAACTCGTACCAGTACAGCATTGAATTCAACAGCAGACCGTACATGCTGTTTCAGGACAAGAATATCAGCACAGGCACAATCAATTACTACAAATCTGACGGCACGCTGATCAACAATAAAAAAATCGCTTACGAGTGGTGGAGGTACACTGATTACGAGGAGCTTCCCAGTGCTGAATATTTGACCGCTCAACAGGGCCAGTTTGTCTTTGAGCGCAGCGACTCTTCGGCCCCAAACGGCAACACGGTTCCCGGTCAGCTTCGCCTGCTCCAGCAGAAAAGCACGCTGAAGTTCAGGTGGTATCAGGTGCCGTATAGCTACATCACCAGCAACCTGAGCTACATCAAGGCTGGTCAGGGCCACATCAATCAATTCGACTGGTACGGCTGTCCAAAAGGCACACTGCTGTACAACTCGTTTACCTACAAGCGATACACGCCACCGAATCCGCAGCAATACGATTTCAATTTTGGCGACTCGACCAAGAAAGTTATCGGCAACGAAAAGCTGGTGGACATTGAGTTCATCTTCCTGTATTTCAACCCCGGAACGCTGACTGGCGGCGAGGCTCCAGCCGCACCGACAAATGGCAGCTACATCACCAATGGTCACAACCTTTTGCCGTGGTTGGCCGCTGGTGGTGGCAAATATTTTTACGCCAAAAGTGCGGCCAGCGTTACGCCGGGAATCCCGCTGTACCCGTCATACCCATTCGAGTTGCTATTCACCGATCCTGATGCGTGAGGCTGGCATGGCTAATATTCCCTTAATGCGTGGCGGTGACGGCATCAAAATGGATTTTGATGGCCGCTCAATTAGCTATTCACTTGACCAAGTAAATTTCTTTGTCGCACGCATCACGGGCCGTGACGGTTGCTCTGGAACTCCAGCTTACATTTATGCGTGGGAAGAGATGGAGCCTGTCGGCAACGGAATCACTTATCAGGTGAAGGCTGGTGGCCGTGTTGGCACGCTTTCCAAGTACCCAGCATTTGAGTTGAACAATGTGGCCGTAGATAACGGCAAGCTGGTGTTCATGCGTGAACGATGCTACGCCACAGGCGCATTCACATGCCCGACATACACTGGCAGCAGTCTGAACACGCTGGTGTATGATTTCAGTGCCGGTGGTGGAAGCGCAACACCTTCCATGGACTGCCCACATGTGTCCAGCGTCCAATGCACGGGCGGTCAGCTTGCCGTGACTTATGACACAACCTGCGTGGCCCCATGACAACTGAAATTCTTGACTGCAAGACTTTGGCCCCGGCACCAGCTGCCAGCCGTGTGTATCACCCATGCTGGGGAAACAGGCCATTGCCATCGACTCTCAATTTTTCCGCAGGCCCAAGCACGCCAATACCGCCAAACACATCGTGCAACGCTGGATGGCCAACCACAGTAATCACCGGAACGCTTGCACGCACTGGCGTGTGTGATTTTTCTTGGGGTTATTCCACCGGATCGTTCGGCATCTTGTTCGCTTGGACTGTTGGTGGCCCTCCATTGTCATGCAGCATCAATCAGGCAGAGTTGTTTCCAAACTGGAGCCTGAACAATGTTGTCGGAACGCCAACCGGGTCATGCAGCCAAGACCCTGTGACTGGCATTGTGACCATGACATTCACTGGAACAATCAGTGACGGGTTTTGTACCTGCCCTGTTACCGTGTCATTCAGCGGGTGATCCATGGGTTCTGGTGCGTATGCGGAATTGATTGCTGGAAACTGTCTGGTGACACCTGACAGGATATGCGCACCATTCAAGGAATTTTGCGTTCACACGCTTGGAAGTTCGCCGCCACTTTCAACCTACCCAGACTCTGGCCTGTTTGGTTGCAATGCGTACACGACCAATTCCGGCACTCAATTGCTTGATGATCCAAGAATTCCAGACGCATTGACACGACACAAGCTGTATGGTCAGACCACATCCACTGTGATCTTGCCGACATACTTTCAATCTGCCGATCTTGCGCCATGGAGAAGCAGGCGCATCATCATGCCGACAGACCCGTACAACAATCGGGCATCTGGCCCAGCCGTGAAGCAGGCTCACATGTACACCATGCTTCGTAGAAGGCTGAAGGGTTCCGGCTCGTCAAATAATTCAAATTATGCAAACAGGTCAGGCTTCAATTTCACGGATTCCAGCGCAACATACAGTGGGCAGGTTGACTGGATGGGATTATTCCACCCGGCTGGCTATGTCTGGACAAACAAGGATGTTCCAGAACCATTTAATGCCGTTAATTATTACGAGGATTCAAGCGCATCACCGCCAACATCAGATGTGTACAACAAGCAGATAATCCCGTTTTGTTCACCGCTGAATGCGTACAACTCCTCTGGAACGCTTCTTGGCCAATACATCGGCTACACAATGATGTTCTACTTTGGCATGGCGTTCCTGAAATACCCAATCCCCGGCTTCAAGCCGACAGACTACTACAGCACCAGCCCGACACCGCCAGAAGTTACACCGACATTCCAGTTTTTTATGATCGATTGCCACCTGTTCCTTACCGGATCATCGGCATCGGGCCAGACGCTCAAGTCTCCAAAGATCGGATCAGCACGATATTGGACATACAACAAAGATGGCACCACTTGGAATATTTGCGACCAGTACATGTACATGCTGAACGGCGCATTCAGGGGAAACTGGAAATTTAATGTCACATTCAATTATGTTGGTGGCGGCAATGAGTCGATTCTGTTCAACCCGTCCAACCTGAATGTGTATGTGACACCATGACCCAATATGTGCAGAATGTTGCGACCAATGTGTGTGGTGATTTGCCGGTAACTATCCCGGTCAATATCGACTGTTCATTGTGCGCCATCGGATTCCCGCAGGCTGGTGGATTTATTGGCATCAGCTTTTACGGCCCACGCTGCCTGCCCACATCAGACCCAAGCCCGAGCTATTGGCTTGGATACGCCATGAAGTCTGCGCAATTCAAGTGCCCCAATCCGGGCCAAGACGCAGAACCTAATCCAAATACATGGGTTGCCACTGGTTTTTTTGGTGGCGCATCGTCTGGTGGATGCTCCAACCAATACAGGTTTGATGCAACACTCACAGCACTAAATCAAAGCCAGATAGGCTTGAGCATTTCTGTAAAAGTCCTTGCAGCCACAACCGGCGGCTGGTCATGGCAAAGCTACATTTCTTGGTCAGAAACACTGACTGAAATCGCAAACGCAGACCACACCAGATACCGTGGCAGGGCATTCGCAAGCCCCAATTTTATTTCAGTCACACCATCGTCGGTTGGTGGTGTTGGCGACCCTGTCAGCTTTGTCAAGACGGTTGTCGGCATGACATCCATGCGTGTTGGATGTGGATCAACAGCCAATGCGGTTCCTGACATATGCGGGTTCTGGGATGGCACGCAATGGCTGACATGCCTGCGTGGGTTTGTCAGGTCTACATCGAATTACAATGTGCGTGGATTCACGCAGTTTGGGTTCAACACGCCCACATGCAATACAAGCGACTCTTGCGGCTGCGACACCATCACGCTGACATCTGTCAGCCCTCCAGCAGGGACATGCGTCTACAACTCCAATGCGTTTGCTGCCACATATGGCGTTCTTGGGCTTCCGGGCGGCGTTGAGGCCGTTGGTGCTGTTCAGCAGGTTCAGCACGCACCAGCCGTTGCCGGGATCGACATCATCGTCAAACAAGTCAATGGTGGCACGATTTACATATGCACCAATGACAACGGTGCTGGCTGGGTAATTTCGGCGGCAACTGTCAGCAATGCAAAAGGGCCGAGAATTCTGACAGCCACACGGTCTGGATTTGAAGTGTTCCTGTATGCCCTGAACTTTCCAAACGACAACCTGCTGGCTGATGAGTGTTCCAGTGGTGGCACCTACCCGACACCCAACCCGGCCACTGACCCGTACTGGTGTACGCCTGATGGATGCACGCAGGCACCATTGCAGCCAGCCAATGCGATTGGTGGGCCATACGCCACAAGCACCGCTTGCGCTACAGCGTGCGCTGCAATCATCCCGCCCAACCCGCCGTACTGGTGCGTAGACAGTGCGTGCGTGCAATCGTCAACGCCTCCAGACGGTTACACTGGTGGCCCGTATGCGTCATTAGACTTGTGCCAGTCATCTTCATGTGAATCGCCTGTATATTATTCTATAAATCCGGCTTTGATGTTGGGTGCCAATAATATTCAACAGGCAAATCAAAAACAAAGTATTCCAGAAGTGGAATCTGGAACTGATGCCAACGCACAATCTGAAACCCCAAGCGGTCTTGTCAGGCGCATTACTGACACGCAAATGACCAAAATCAAGCTGCCGTGCGTTCATCGTGGTGGCCGCATCGACAATGGGTTTACCTGAAGCCGTGCCCATTACGCCTGCGGTCTGCATGGCACCTGCTCATTGATCGACAGCACCTCTGGATCAAGAGCCTGCATAGATTGCGAAGACTACAGCCCAAGAAACGCCTAGTACACTTGTACGCTTTAACAGGGGGTATACCAGTCAATTAAACCGTACAACCGTACTAGACCCCTTTAGTACAATTGTACGGTTTAAGAATACTACCTACCCCCTCTTAAACCGTACAACCGTACTAGCCCAGCATCGGTTGGTTGCTCTTCTCTGGAAAGCTTATTTTGGAAGTTAGGGCCGCACTTTTAAGACACAAGGAGCATTCCAATGGCAAGTCTTGTCTACAACTCGTTCATGCGTGATATAGCCACAGGTGCTGTCGATTGCGACACAGACACATTCAAAATGATGTTGGTGACCAGCACTTACACGGCATCCAAATCACATTCCAAGCGTTCAGACATTACGAACGAAGTTGCGGCTGGTGGTGGCTATACCGCTGGCGGGAATGCGTGCGCCCTGACTGTTGCAGCCACTGACAATGTGAACAACAAGGTAGACATTAGTTTCAGCGTGACCAACTGGACTTCAGCCACAATTACGGCACGGGCTGGTGTCATTTACAAATCCCGTGGAGGGCTTGCAACCGCCGACGAGCTTGTCGGTTATGTGGACTTTTTGTCCAACATCACCTCGACCAACGGCACATTTGCCGTGACCGTCAGCACCCCGTTGAGTCTCACTAACCCCAATTGATGAGTCTCAAAACCAGTAGCATCTAACGGGTGATCACCAATGGCATTGATCAAGGCTGACAGGGTCAAAGAGACATCCACAAGCACCGGCACTGGCACATTTGCTCTTGCCGGTGCTGCCACTGGGTATCGTGCTTTTTCGTCAGTCTGTGCCGTTGGTGACACCTTCTACTATGCGATTTCCAACCAGTCGAACGGCGAATGGGAAGTTGGCCTTGGAACATATTCCGCTGCCAACACGCTGACAAGAACGACCATTCATTCCAGCAGCAATTCAAACCTCATCGTCACATTCAGCGCAGGGACGAAAGAAGTATTCATCTCTGCAAGCAAGGCTTGGCTCGACACCTTCGTTACGCAGACGAGCGGCACGGCGAATTATGTAGCCAAGACTACTGGCAC